TAATCAGGCGACTCATAACTAACTAACAAGTTTAGGAGGAACCAGTTGCATCCATTGTAAGGACGCTTAGATACTCCGTTCATAGCCATCACAGGTTGTAGAGTATTCACTGTACCGTCATTCTTCCACGGTCTAAACCAAGGATTCCACGGTGCAGGTAGCCCTGCCTCAATCGCTTTCTTATATTCGGTAAGGTTAGCAACGACAGAATCCCTTACCTCATTCGCTATCTTGTCAGGTACTTTCATATCAACCTCCTAAGTAGGGTATCAATTCACTCTCACTTAACTGTAATTCACGAAACAAATCCTTACTAGACAGCCAGAACACAGGCTCTAAGTTAGTCTCCATTGGATCACCAGTTACAGGCTCCAATGTAATCTCATCAAGGTGCATCCATATAAGTTGGTTGTCATCAAAGATAAGATCGCCTACTTCTACTGAACCATGACCGTCAATGTCCCAACCACTAGGTGAATACGGATCATACATATCAATGCTCCCATTGCCTGTTGTTTTTCTCAATCCAATCTTTAATATGATTGGCTAGAGTCTCTTGGATAATATCAACTTCTGACAACTCAAAGTTAGACAGTACATAATCAATCGCTTCTTTAACGTCTTGGCTTAGTTCTTGATTCACTTTAAACCTCCTAGATTTATAGGTGACTCAGGCCAGTAAGTATCCCAGAACTCACTGTGTTCAACAGGTTCCTTACCATATCTGTGATGCCTATCTACAATGGGATAGATCATATCAGGTATCTTGAAATACTTACCACTGTTTACGTTCTGTATTGTAGAAGAAGAAACATCAAACATCTTGCCTATTGCCGCAAAACTTGTGCCTTCTCTTAACTCAATATAGATTTGCTCTACCTTATCTTCGTCAAGTTTAGCACTGACAGACTTGAAAGATTTAGGTTGCTTGTGTCCTTTGACAAATGATCCAGATGATCTCATATTACTGCTCCATTTCTGCTAACTTATTAAACTCATGATGACTACCCGCAGGATCAAACAGTATATTACTAATATCATCTTTAAGAGATACCATATAGAAGCCGGGATCGTTGTACTTAATACCTTTAAATCTTTCAATTGATATTCCTAATTTTACAGCCAACGCTTCCAACTCTCTCTTAGTATAAGAGTCAAGCAAGTTATCAATCATCTCTGTTCTGAGCATTACATTACTCCTTGTTAGTTGGGTCTGACAGGAAATCATTTATCGCTTCGGCAAACATTTTCATTACTTCTTGTCTCCAAAGGCTAGTATATCCTATGCCAATAGCATTTCCTACTGCCTTTATTTCTTCATCATCGTAAGACTCAAGAAGTTTGTTTACAATTTCTGTTCTAGTCATCACGTTTCTCCATATTGAATTCACGGATAAGCATCATAGCATCATCGAAGTTACTCGTCCATACTATTGCTTGTCCTTTACAGTTAAAGAATACATACTTATCTTTATCTATTTTGTATGTCATATTAGTTTACCTTATAACTTTAAGTTTTCCTTTAAATACAATCACTTATATCTAAAGGAAAGTTTACCTTTCGTGCCTCAATAACTTCAGTCATTTTCCCTGCCGTTTCTTGCTGTTACGAGCGCGTCAGCGCGAGAAAATTTTATGCGACTTGTCGCATCTTTCATGCTGTTAAAAAATTTTTTTACAGTATATTAGCATATTATGATGAGCAGTTTATAGTCTTGCTCAGGACCGGAGGATTAGCCTAGACAGGCGGCGATTGCTTCATCATTAATGTCAATCTGCTCTTTAATCTCTTTGGTTTGATACTCTAAACCTTTTAGGATTTTGTTACTGTCAGAGGCCATGTCAACAATCCAGTCGTAGAAACCTTTAGGGATTCCCGGCATTTCTTTAACGCCCTGCAATTCTGCATATGCTCGGCGGTTCTCAGCAACAACTGTCTCGGAGTAGGGCTTGCGTCTGCCCAGCATCTCCGCTTTTTTGTTTTCTTTGGCGCAGTAGTCAAAGGCGTGCTCAATGCCCAACTGAACCATTTCTTTCTTATAGTTCATTATCTCGCCTGTCTCGTCTAGCATCACCTGAAGAGACCATTTCCAATAAGATAACTGCTTTGTCTCGTATTGCAGGTCATCAATATCAAGCCCCATGTCATGCAAAACCTTCATAGAAACGGCATCTTCCCGGCTTGCGTTCGAGATCAGTTGAACCCGCTCCAGATGGTATTTTAGTTTTGAAACGCACCCGATGTTGGCTCCGATGTAGCAGTTGGTCATCAGGTTTTTAAACGGTGTCATGTTGTAGTCAGTCATTTTCTTGTTCCTGTTTTGAAGTTAAAAAAAAGGCTAGATAACCTCCTTCCTGCGGGCCAACTAAACAGCCGACCCGCAAGCCCTGCGCAAGTAGGCCACGGATAATGCGCCGATGGAGATTGATCTAGCAAGACCGATATTAACATGTGAAGGTTCCACGTGAAACCCTAATTCTGCTCCATGTCCCAAATACGACAGAAAGAGTCGCTTTGAGGATGTCAACAGATTAACCGACATCAACTTACCTAGAAACGACACCGGATTCTTCTTCTTGGTAGCCTAAGGCATATAACAGAGCCATAACCTGCTGTTGCGAGTAACCACATATCTTATAGAATCTCATGGCATTTGACCTATTCGCGGATGACCTATTACTTTAAGAATTTCTATGATACAATCATATGATTCACATAGAGAGATACACTTCATTCTTTCTGTTTCTTTTTGTTTCTTGCCGTTGGGCTGGGTGCCGGGCTCCGGGCGGCACATCTTAGAAAGATACTGATAGTTACTCAGGCTCTGATTACTCTATAGGGAAGTATACTCTTGGCTGTAGAACTCAGATAGCCTCAGATGGATGTCCTCCTCCCACACACACACGGACTCCAGAGCATCTGGCTGTAAAAGTATGGGACTACTGATACCCTACCCCACCCCAATACTGGGAAAAATATATATATATGTTCTCCCCATACAGCGGTGGGATATTTAACCATTTATAAGGAATTACTAATATGCAATACTTTAATCCGGGAAACCCGCATGGATTGCTATACACAGGCGACCCTGATTTACCTCTTGAAGGCTCATATCCTTTTATTGGTATGGCCGGTACGGGATTAGGTGGATTGCTTGCTAAAGCCGCTATGAAGACTCCTGTGAGAGCATTTTTTAGAAAAGAGCCTACTCTTCCATCAATAACTATTAAATCTAAAAGACCTGTTAAAAAGCCCGGATCAAGAAGAGCAAGAAAAGCAGACTCAAAAAGAAAAGATCGGCAGTTTAACAAAGCAGAAACAAATTACTACGACAGAGCATCACGACATCCTTTCGATGATAGTAATTGGGAACAAGATGTTGTTGGCACTCTAAAAAGAGGCCGTGAAGGATACGATGGTAGTGACCTTGTTGATCTTGGTAAATACCTTACTAAAGGAGAGCAAAGAAGCGCAGCAAAGATTGTAAGAAAAAGAATGGGCAAAAGAAAAGAAGTAGAAGATTTCTACGCAAAAAGAAATAAAGAATCTAAATCAGACCTTATAAAAAAATATAAAAATGAAACTGGTAGGGAAATAGAAGATTATGCAGACGCTATGGACTATCAGGCTTGGATGAATGACTATTTAAATCCTCCTGAATTCTATTAATGGGACTACTAGACTTTAAACCTGATCTACGATTCAGAACACAGATAGGCTCTATTGCGGATAATATAGACCTTGATCGCCTCTTCATGGCTGAATCCTCTGGTAAACCCGGAAAGACCTCAAAGGCTGGCGCATACGGACTGGCACAATTCCTGCCATCTACATGGAAAGGATTAAAGCAGGATGCTAAAATTACGGGAGTACACTTTCCTGAAGAACTGGAAGGAAAGAATTTCAAACAAGTAATGGATAATGAGAAGTATGCTAAGATGGCGGCAAGAACCTTAATGAGAGCCAACGAAGTATACCTAAACAGAATGGGTGTACCTGTCACAGAAAAAAGCCTACTAGGCGCATATAACATGGGACCGACAGGATACAAAAAATATTCAATAAACAATCCAGATAAAGACTTCGCTCTCTGGCGTAATTGGAGTAATTTTTAATGGATGAAGAAGAATACCAGAGAATAGTTAATGGAGCCGCTGGCGCTCTTGCTCATACAGAAAATTTATCTGCATGGCAAAAGATTCAAGATGCTGCAAGAAGTCTTCAAGAAAGCGACTTTATGCAAGGCACTGGAGCATGGGATACAAGTGATTGGGGAAATGCTTATGAACCCGGTTGGGAGTATAAATCTAACTCAGAGATGATCCGTGATATACTGGCAGATAACCATGATATTATTAGAAAAATTATAACGACAGGTGCAGGAGCGGCGGCAGGACTCCCGCCTTGGTTGACCATACCAAGTGTTTTATTAGAATCGCGGAATTTTATAGAAGGTCTTTTAGAGGATGCTGGTTTAACTCCACAACCAGTAGACTTAGAAGGAAAAGGAGAAGTTTCAGGAAAAGATATACCTGCATATGTACCATATGATCCGGGTGAATTTGAATACGGTCACTGGACAGAAGGATTGGGAGAGCCAAATCCAGAGATAGGAGGAGGTTATGGTGTGTATGGTGATCCAGAGTTAGACTATTACAATTTACGTCAAGAAGCAATAGAAAAAGGTTTATATCCTGAATATAGCGGCCCTGAGGTTCAGAGGCTGAGTACAAACGCAACATGGAATACCCCACCAGAATATAATGTTTGGGCTTATAACGCTGTACCTGTTATTCATGCTGAAGAAGAAAGAAAATGGCAACTAGAATATGATGCCGCTAAAGAAGCCTTTGATAGAAGAAATGAAGAAGAAGAAAGACTCCATAGAGAAGAATACGATAAAATGGTAGCAGATATGCTGGCTGAACAAGAGTTAGAAGCGTCAATGGATACTGATTTTAGCATGGGTAATTTAGAACCAGATGACTTCTTGACGCAATTAGATAAATTTCTTGACGATACCATATACAATCCCATTTTTAATGCGCCGCCGGATGATACTGGAACCGATGGATGGAATGAACCAGCCGAATCAACTCCTCCCTCATGGCTTAGTGTTCCTAGCGCATCTACTGATCCTCTAAATTAAGTTAGTTTATTAACATGACAGAAAAACAAGACAAGTTCATAGAAACATACGTCCTTACTGGTAACGCCACTAAAGCGGCTATCGCGGCTGGGTATTCTGAAAAGACTGCCAAAAGCAAAGGATACCAACTAAAGAACCAACTGTATCCTGAAATACAAAAGGAAGTACAGAAGGCTATTGCGGATAAGATTCCTGCTAGTCTTATGTGGTTGACCGACCTTGCGGAAAAGGCTGAGTCTGAATCTGTCAGATTGGGAGCCATTAAAGATATCCTTGACCGCGCCGGGCTTAAACCAGTAGACAAGGTAGAAACTACCAACATCGACCAAATGAGTAAAGAAGAGATCATTCGGGAGTTAGAGGCACTTGAAAGGCTTAAGCACTGAACAGTACCGTAAAGAGTTAGAATTAAAACAGGCTCTCAGGAGCCTTGTACGCTTCTCTCGCATTGACGAGTACGATCCCTACCCTTACCAGCAGAAGTTCCACCAAACAGGCGCAGAGGCCAACCAGAGGCTTCTGATGGCGGCTAACCGTATTGGGAAGTCTTTTTCCGGTGCGGCAGAGATGAGTTACCATCTTACAGGTTTATATCCTGACTGGTGGGAAGGTAGACGGTACAATAAACCCATAACTGCTTGGGCGGGTGGGGTTTCAAACGAAACAACGAGAGACATTGTACAATACGAATTATTGGGTTCCCCAGATGATCCTGATGCGTTTGGGTCCGGTGCGATACCTAAAAGTAAAATTATAAAAACGGAACGTAAACCGGGTGTACCCAACGCAAAAAGTGTTGCTCTTATACAACACGTTACGGGCGGGAACTCTTCTTTACACTTTAAAGCCTATGAAATGGGCGTTGACAAGTGGCAGGGACGCAGTGTAGACTGTATATGGCTTGACGAAGAACCGTCAAGAGAGTTATACTCACAGGCTGTAACCCGAACACTGGACCGTAAAGGCATGGTTTACATGACATTTACACCAGAATCGGGCATGACTGAGACTGTTGCATCGTTTATGAACAACCTACAGCCCGGTCAATCCTTGACAAACGCTACTTGGGATGACGCTTCAGAGGCAGTTACCTCCATGAAAGGTAACAAAGGCCACTTAAATGAAGCCGTTATGACCCAGATTCTCTCCAGTTACTCCCCACACGAGAGAGAAATGAGACGATATGGCCGTCCCAGCATTGGTTCCGGCCTTGTTTTCCCGGTGCAGGAAGACAAAGTTATGATTGATCCTATCCAAATTGAGGATCATTGGGCGAAAATTGCAGGTATTGACTTCGGGTGGGATCATCCTACCGCTGTGGTGTGGGCGGCTTGGGACAAAGACGAAGACGAAATATATATCTACGATTGTTACCGACAATCCAAAGCATCACCGTCAGTACACGCCGCATCCATCAGGACACGCTCTGAGAGCGTCCCTATTGCGTATCCTCACGATGGCAATAGGAGAGACAGCATGGGAAATCCGGGTCTTGCAGACCAATACAGGAGCCTTGGGTGCAATATGATGTTGGAGCATTTTAGCAATCCTCCGGCCCTCGGACAGAACAAAGGTGGTAATTCTGTGGAAGAAGGTCTGATGGATATGTTGCAGTATATGGAGGATGGGAGATTCCATGTATTCAACACATTAACAGATTGGTTTGAAGAGTTTAGAATGTACCACAGAAAAGGCGGCAAAGTTGTAGCGTTCAAAGACGATCTAATGAGCGCGACACGGTACGCAGTATTATCACGAAGATTTGCTGTCTCAGGCAGTGACCCTACTTGGACAAACGATATAGAATATAAACAATATGGCATCATCTAATATAACAGACGAAGAACTATTAGCCAGAGTTCAGGGAGAAATCACTGACTCTTTAGGCTATAATGACACTGTATCCAAGCAGAGAGAGACTGCTATGGATTACTACTATGCACTTCCATTTGGTAATGAGGTAGAAGGCAGGAGTCAGTACGTTGATTCTTCTGTTATGGATACTATCGAATGGATTAAACCGTCACTGATGAGAGTGTTCGCCAGTGGCGATGAAATGGTTACATTTGAGCCTCATGGACCAGAAGATGTAGATGCGGCAGAACAGGCCACTGATTACGTCAACCATATCTTTACAAAAGATAACAACGGTTGGGAAATCCTCTACACTTGGTTCACTGATGCTCTCCTCCAAAAAAACGGCATCGTTAAAGTATGGTGGGATGACTACGAAGACTGGAACCGTGAAGAGTATAACGGTCTTGACGAACAGGAGTTCAACTTACTTATCATGTCGCCAGACATTGAGGTTATGGAACACACTCCATACGTTGATGATTATGGCGCAAAACATGATGTTGTTATTAAAAGAACCTCATATACAGGGCGGGTAAAGATTGAAAACGTACCGCCTGATGAGTTTCTTATTAGCCGTGAGGCTAAAGATATTAAAGATGCTCGGTTTGTTTGCCATCGTGTTAGAAAAACTTTGTCAGAGTTACGCCTTATGTATCCTGATGAAGACCTTGATCCTAGAGAATTAGGCGGTGGTGATGACGATATTAACGCTTATTCCTCTGAAAGACTTAGCCGTTATAACTTTGATGATTCTGCTAACTACTTTGAAGGTTGGGGTTACAATTCTGATAGCGAAGAAGCACTTAGAACTTACTGGTTGCATGAGTCATTTCTTAAAACAGACTACGATGGCGATGGTATTGCCGAACTAAGAAAGGTTTGCTCGGTAGGCAGTAAGATTCTTGCTAACGATCCTATTGACAAGATTCCATTTGTAAGTATTACTCCGGTAAAGATTCCTCATAAGTTCTTTGGTTTGTCTATTGCAGACCTTATTATGGACTTGCAACTCATTAAGAGTACGTTAATGCGGAACCTCATGGACAATATGTACAACATGAACTTTGGCAGGTACGCAGTCCTTGAAGGCCAAGCGAATCTGGATGATTTGCTATCCCAGCGTCCGGGCGGTGTGGTGCGAGTTAAATCTCCTAACGCTATTATGCCGTTGGCTACACCTCCGCTTGAAGCGTCATCATTCCAAATGCTTAGCTATCTTGACCAACAAAGAGAGTCACGATCAGGAGTAAACAAATACAGCCAAGGTCTTAACGACAATGCGCTGACTTCTCACACCACGGCTACCGCAGTAAATGCTACAATGACAGCCGCTCAATCCAGAGTAGAGTTAATAGCGCGATGTTTTGCAGAAACTGGTGTAAGAGATTTGATGCGTTGTATTTACGAACTTGTACTTAAAAACCAAGACAAAGAGCGTGTAGTCAAACTACGCAACAAGTGGGTTCCTATCCGTCCTGATATGTGGCGTGACAAAATGGACTGCACAGTTGCCGTAGGTATTGGTAATGGTAATCGTGACCAACAGTTGATGCATTTGACTACAATGCTACAGTTTGCTGGCGATGCAATGCGTGGTGGACTTAAAATTGTCAATGAAAAGAACCTGTACAACATGGGAGCCGCACTTGTAAAGAACATGGGCTTCCAGAATGTCGATGATTTCCTGACTAACCCGGATATGGTTCCTCCACAACCTGACCCGGCAGAGCAGGAAAAGATGATGGAGATGCAGGTTAAACAACAGGAACTGCAAATCAAGGCGGCTGACCTACAGTTGAAACAACAGAAACTTCAGCAGGAAGCGGCTGAATCTGCTGTGGAGGCTCAATTAAAAGCGGCTGAATTACAACTTGAAGCGCAACAAAATAGACCCATTGCTATAGGATAGTGTTATGCCACAATATATAAAACCAAGAAAAAGAAATCCTAATGTTAAAGGTACTGGAACAGGAAATATTTTAGGTCAAACGGCAAGGGCGTACAAAGCCATGACATTAGGCGCTGTAGGAAAATCAGAAGAAGCCGATAAAATTTGGTCAGAGTGGAGGAGACTATCTCCAACTCAAACAAGAAAAAGCGTTAGGTATAATAAAGCGGCAAACCCCGGCATAGGTAGGCCACCACGATCAAGATAGGATAAATATGAGTAACGAACTAAGAGAGGAACACGCTAGACGCCTCCTTTCAGATAAGTTGTTCAACGAAGCGTTTGAAACGCTAGAAAAAAATTTGCTGAACTCTTGGAATTCTTCGGGAGTCAGTGAAGTAGAGGCCAGAGAACAAATCTGGTTGTCATTAAGACTCCTTGAACGGATACGTCTACATCTAACCTCCATTGTGGAAACAGGAGATATGGCGAAGAAACTCAAGGAATACCACATATAGGAGATTATTATGGTGGATACGCAAACAGCCCCACAACCCACAGGTGGATTACCCAAAGCACCGGGTAGTATATCTGAAGCCCAAGATGCAATACTCGGACTCATGGACTCGCTAGAGGAACCGGAAGAGCAAGAGGAAGCATCGCCGTCTGAAGAAGTAACTGAAGACGCTTTAGAGGAAACAACTGATGAAATTGAAGAAGAGGTTGAAGAAACCGAAGAAGAAATTTCTGAAGATGATGAATCTGAAGAATCCGATGAAGAAGAAGTTGAAGACGACTCGGAAGAGACAACTCTCTATACTGTAACAGTAGACGGAGAGGAACATGAAGTCACGGAAGAAGAACTCGTTAAAGGCTACTCCCGACAAGCGGATTATACAAGGAAAACTCAACAACTTGCAGAATATCGAAAGCAGATAGATCAGGTAGTAGAAAACTATCAGAACGAAATTGCTCAGACTCAGCAAGCCAGAGACCAGTACGTTAGTGCTGTCGCACAAGCAATTGAAACTAACTATTCACATTTAGCGCAATTCCAAAATGTTGATTGGGAAAGGCTTAAAATGGAAGATAGAGAAGAATATCTGACCAAGCGTGATGAATATCGTCAGGCTCAAGACCAGATTCAGTCTCTACAGCAAGCCCAAACAAAAGCACAAGAAGAAGCGCAAGCAGAGGCTCGCAGAGAACATCAGCGTATTGTTCAAGAAGAGCATCAGAAAATGGTGAAACTTATCCCGCAGTGGGCAGAAGACGATAAACGGCAAGCAATGGCTAAAGCCGTATCAGAATTTGCTTTAGGCAAAGGATATACACAAGAAGAGTTAAGTCAACTTGTCGATCACAGGTCAATCATTGTACTTATGCAAGCCAAAGCATATGAAGATATGCAGAAAAAGCAAAACACGGTTAGGTCTAAGAAAGTTAAAAACAAACCTAAAGTAGTGCGGAGCAAGGCTAAAGTAAACAAGGCTGACACTGATAAAGCAAAACGTGCCAAACAAATGAAACGTCTACAGCAGACAGGAAGAGCAGAAGACGCCGCAGGTCTGTTTGAAGATTATGTAGAACTATAATAATAAAGGAGTCATTTTATGACAATCGCAACCAATACTAGGACTACCTACAGTGCCGTTGGCATTAGGGAAGACCTAAGTGATATTATTTACAATATTAGCCCGATGGACACGCCGTTTATGTCGAGCGTGGGCAAAGGGTCGTGTGACAACACGTTGTTTGAGTGGCAGACTGATGAACTTGCCGCCGCCGCCGCTAACCAGCAGTTAGAAGGTGACAATAACATGGACGCTCTCGCTGTTGCAGAGCCTCGTCGTTTGCAGAACTATGCTCAGATTTCGTACAAAGCAGTGCAGACGAGTGGCACGGCTGAAGCAGTAGATTTTGCTGGTCGCCGTTCATCTCAGGCTTATCAGTTGGCCAAACGCGCAAAAGAAATTAAGCGCGATATGGAAAAGATGCTTCTGTCTGAAGATCTAAAAGTTGCTGGTGGCGCGAGTACGGTTCGTAAATCTGCGGCTGTGATGTCTTGGCTTGGTACCGCCTCGGCAGGAACGTCTAACATCATTGATGGTTCGGCTTCTCCTGTTGTTGGTATCGTCAACCAAGGCTCTCCTGCGGCTGGCTATCCTGATGGTACGTCTGTTGCAAGCCCTTCGGGTGTTGACGCAGTTCTGACGATGGCGATGATTAACCTCGCTATGGAGCGTTGCTTTGAAAACGGTGGTGAACCTACCGATCTTATGTGCGATGCTTCCCTCAAGCAGAAAATTAGTTCGCTTGGTGGCTCGGTTATTGCTGACCTTCAGAAAGAAGCGCCGGGTGCGGCTCCTGCTACCGCTATCAACGCCATTGATGTTCTGGTGACTGATTTCGGTACGCTGAAGATTGTGCCTAGCCGTTTTTGTCTGCCTAACCAGTTGTACTTCTTTGACTATGATTTCTGGTCAATCGACTATCTGCGGCCTTTCCAGACCGAAACCCTTGCCAAGACTGGCGACAGCGTGAAGCAGTTGATGATCGCTGAATACGGTCTTCGTGCGAAGAATGGTTTGGCTAACGCGGCTGTTATCGGAGTAAAAGACGCTTAATGATAAAATACAATAACACTCCTACGATTGTTGTTGAAGATAATGTGCTTTCACCTGATTTATGTGAACACATAATTAACCTTGCTAAAAATAAAGGGCTTGGTGATAATCTAATAAACCGTGATGGTAAGTATATCCAAGATAAAGTAAGGACCAGCAAAGGTGCTTTCTTTGATTACGGTGACAATAATGTGTTAGATGGTGTTATTGAAGCGTTGTCCGGTATGTGTGGTCTACCTCCTACCCGGTTGGAACCTGTGACTATTCAAAGGTATCAGCCGGGTCAGGAGTATAAACCTCACTACGATGCGTTTCTCCCTAATGAGATGGGAGAGATGCCAGAATCTTCAAAGATAAAAGAAGGTGGGAATCGCTGTGTCACTATGATTGCGTACTTAAATGATGTGCGTGATGGTGGTGGCACAGTTTTTCCTGTTTTAGGACTTGCAATACAAGCCGTACAAGGCAGGGTTCTTATGTTTGGCAACCTTGATGAAAACAAGGTTCCGCATCCTGCATCATTGCATATGGGACTACCTCCAGAAAACGGAGACAAGTGGATTATAACATTTTGGTTTCGGGAGAAAGATGTAATGGTAACTAAGAAAGAACTTAAAAAAGCGTTGAAGGCTAAACAGTCTGTTAAAACTGACAAAAAACCTGTAGATGCTAAACTTCATGCAAAGAATGTGCATAATAAATTTAAAAAAATTACAGAAGATAGAGGTTCAATGCCGATATGAGTTCATCAGGATGGAATTTTGACTCTCCAGATTCTCGTCCTTGGAAACTGGATATTAATCTTGACGGCACTGCAACTATTAATACTTACCAAGATGTACAGCCTATTATCGAAAGAAATAAACTTAACTTAAATAATTATGGCGACAAACTTACATTTGGTAAAGCGTCTGCAATGGGAACTGATAACGGAGTTACTGTAGCATCAATCCCAATAAATGTCTGGGAGCAGTGGTGCAAAGAGACAAATGACGCAATCAAGAAAGATAACAAACTACTAGCAAAATATTTGAATGATCCTGATAACAAATACTTCAGGACTACACCTACGAGGGTTTAATTATGTGGTTATATCAACCTACATTTTCAGGCAACGATCAGAAGCCTATTATTAACAACTCTGTCTGGTTCAAGAGCAAGAATAGTTAATGGCTATTAATTCGTACTCAACTCTTCAGACCGCTGTGGCTAACTGGTTGGACAGAGATGATCTGTCTGACCGGATACCAGAGTTTATTGCTCTGAATGAGGCTGTATTTAACAGAGTATTGCGTCTTAGAGCAATGGAAACTATTGTGACTGATGCTACGGTGTCCGGCACAAAAGCGTATGACTTGCCTACTGGATATGTCCAGATGCGTGAAATACATTTAGATACAAGCCCGATTACATCTATTCAATATATGACTCCAGAAATGCTGTATAGAATTTGGGCGGGTAGTTCCTCTGGCAAACCTAGCGCATACAGTATTATTGGTGATAAAATATATTTTGGTCCTACACCAGACAGCGCGTACAATTATGTAATGACCTACTATAAAAAGTTTGATGGTCTTAGTGACGCAACTACAACTAATTGGGTTATACTTAACGCTCCTGACGTTTATTTGTACGGAACTCTATTACAAGCCGAACCATTCCTTATGAACGACCAACGTATCCCGGTGTGGGAGCGAGGGTTGAGACAGGCTATTGCTGATTTACAGGAGCAGGATGATAAAGATAGACATTCTGGCTCTGAATTAAGGGTGATGAACACCTCTGGATATTATTAGGATATAAATTATGGGTATTGAGTCTGGAAATTTTATAACAAATCTAAATAGTTCCTACCCGCTTTCAAGCGATAACGTAAGTGAAGGCGACGATCATCTTCGTCTTGTTAAAAATGTTCTGAAGAAAACATTTCCTGCCGGAACTAATGATGCTGGACCAGATCAAGCAGTACAGGTTATTGTTGCAAAGGCTACCGCGCCAACTATTAGCGGCAGTGCTACGCAGTCTATGGGTATGGTATGGCTAGATACTACAAACAATCTATTAAAGATTAGAAACCAAGCAAACGATGCGTGGGTTACTCTAGCTATTGACCCAGAGACAAGCAATAGCGTAGATATTGATGCGGGAACTATTGACGGAACTACCATTGGTGCAACTACAGCGTCTACAGGTAAGTTCAGCACTCTTAATGTGGCAGGAGACGGAGCCACAGTAACAGGAATCAAAGATGAAGATGACATGGCCTCCGATTCGGATGTTAAACTTGCTACTCAACAGTCGATCAAGGCGTATGTTGATGCTCAAGTTACGGCGCAAGACTTGGACCTTATTTCTGACAGCGGCACTATCGACATTGATCTTGATTCAGAAAGCCTTACTGTTACTGGTGGCGAAGGTATTGATACTTCAGCGACAGGTACGACACTTACAATCGCGGGAGAAGACGCATCAACGTCAAACAAAGGCATAGCGTCATTTTCTACTGATAACTTTTCTGTATCATCCGGTGCTGTAAGCATCAAAGATCAGGGCGTTGCTAATGCCGAGTTAGCCAATATGGCGGCTAACACTGTTAAAGTACGAGATGCTAACTCTAGTGGTGTTCCTTCAGATAAGGCTGTAGGTAATGGAGAGATTCTAATCGGTGATGGTACTGGCTTTACAGCCGCCGCTCCTTCCGGTGACGTATCTATGACCAATGCTGGTGCGGTTACTGTTACAAAAATACAAGGTAGCGCCGTATCTTCTAATGCACCGACTAACGACCAGTACCTTAAATATTCTAGTTCATCTAACGAATGGCAACCAGTAAGCGTTCTTGCTCCTGACCGACTAACCACGAAAGGTGACTTGCTTGTTTACAATACTGTAGACTCTGAAACAAGACTTCCAGTTGGGGCTGACGGAAAATTCTTACAGGCTGACTCTACCGCGACAAACGGTGTATCATGGCAGGATGGAAGCGTAGCAGATGGCGCTGTAACTAATGCTAAACTTGCTGACATGGCCGCTAATACCGTTAAGGTCAGAGATGCAAACTCATCAGGAGTTCCGTCTGACAAAGCGGTAGCAGATACACAAGTCCTTATTGGTAATGGTACAGGATTTACCGCCGCTTCTCTTAGCGGTGACGTTACAATGGCTAACACTGGTGCAGTAACTATTGCTAATAGTGCTGTAGAAGATGCTATGGTTGCTACAGGTATAGATGCCGCCAAACTTGCAGACGGCTCTGTATCTAACACTGAATTCCAGTATATTAACTCTCTTACTTCTAACGCACAAACCCAGATTGATGCTAAAGCGTCTACAAGTTCTGCTAATACATGGACGGCAGGACAGCGTGGAGAGATTACTGCTCTTACATCTGGAACAAGTATTACTATTGATATGGCTGACAGCAATAACTTTAGTGTTACGCTTGGCCACAATGCTACATTTGCAAATCCATCTAACGATACAGCGGGTCAGTGCGGTAGCATCTTTATTACGCAGGATGGTACTGGATCAAGAACCGCCAGTTGGGGAACCGATTGGGATTTTGCAGGAGGAACTGCACCCACATTGACTACGACAGCAGGAGCAGTAGATAGAATTGATTACGTTATTCTTGACTCTTCTAACATTCATGCGGTGGCTACTCTTAACTATTCCTAATGCCTATATTCAATAACATACTTGCTGGCGCATCTGGTCAGGGCGATACTGGCTACAACATCAACCAGTCGTTGCGGTTTGAGGATGGTGATTCCGCTTATCTGAGCAGGACTTTATCTAGCCCAACAGACGGCAAAGTCTTTACTTTATCGTTTTGGCTTAAGCGCGGGAATATTGGAACGTCTGTTGCTCAATGGTTTTTTAGCGGCAGTGGAGGTAATGCGTTTCTAGCGGGATTCAATGCAAGTTCAGATGTTTTGCAAGTCGCAGAAGCAAATACAGGTTATGGTCAAACTACCGAAATGGTTTTTCGTGATGTTGGCAATTGGTACAACATCACAATAATTGGAGATTCGACGCAAGCGTCTAATGATGACAGGATCAAAATTTATGTAAATGGTTCGCAAGTAACAACTACAAAACAAAATACTATTACTCAAAATTCAATTTGGGGAATAAATACCGCTTCTGCAACCGCAAATGTTGGGAGATATACTAGCGCTAGTGGATATTCTGACGGCTACCTAGCAGAAGTCCATTTCATCGACGGCACTGCCCTAGACGCATCCTCCTTTGGTGAAACCAACTCCGACACTAACCAATGGGTTCCCATCAAGTACGAAGGAAGTTACGGCACTAACGGCTTCTATTTAAAGTTTCAAGACTCATCTGCATTAGGCGATGATTCTAGCGGCAATACCAACGATTTTACCGTTACGAATCTTGTTGCCTCAGATCAGGTTACGGACTCCCCAACCCAAAATCATGCTACGCTCAATTCAGTGGATGCGGGAAGCGGTACGCTTTCTGAAGGCAATCTTAAATCTACCGGAACGACGGATAGATCAGCGACTTTTCTTTTGTCTTCCGGCAAGTGGGCGTGGAAAGTAACAGCCGATGCGTCAGGCGATTTTGGCGTCGCAAGCAACGGTCTGGCCGGAACTGAATCAACTTACTCGGCATCTTCCTTAGAAGTGCTTGAATTTGAACTAGACCTCGACGCTAATACGTTAAAAGTGCGCGTTGACGGCGGCGGTTTAACTTCGGTTGCAACAGGGCTTACAGCAGATGCTTACGTTCCGTTGTTTAAAGCAGCGTGTACTTGTGATTTTGGGCAGTCTGGTTTTTCTCCAACAGACGGAACCTTCAAAACACTAAACACCGACAACCTCCCTGACCCTAGCATCGCTGATCCTGCGGTTCATTTTAGTGCAACTCTTTGGTCTGGTAATGATGCGGCAAGTAGAGCAATTACAACTGGTGTAGACGCTGATTTTGTTTGGTACAAAGATAGAACTGGAACAGAAAGCAATAGTCTTTATGACTCTATCCGTGGAGCGCAAAAGAGATTAATTTCTAACTCTACTGACCTTGAAAGAACTAGATCAACTGGATTGCAATCTTTTGACTCAACAGGGTTTACCGTTGGCTCTGATTCAGAATGTAATGGAAGCGGTAAAAACTATGTTGGATGGAACTGGAAAGCCGGTGGCACAGCAGTATCTAACACTGATGGCTCTGTAACTTCTTCGGTAAGCGCAAACACTACGGCTGGAATGTCCATCGTTAAATGGACAGGAAATTCGGGGACTGTTGGACACGGCCTTAGTCAAAAGCCAGAAATGATTATTTCAAAATGCACATCTCAATTAAATACGTCTTGGGTGGTATATGCTGAACCAATCGGTAACGGCAATGCCGTTTACTTAGAAAGTACAGTTGCGCAAAGTTTAACTAACGCATGGAATAATACAGACCCAACAAGTTCTGTATTTTCTATTGGTTCTGACATCGCTCCATCAGGGCAGGATGTTATAGCCTACTGTTTCAATTCCGTAGACGGCTACAGCAAGGTAGGCAGTTACACCGGAGCAAATTCCACAGATTCAAACTTTATTTACTGCGGGTTCAAACCGGCATTTGTGCTATTGAAAAATTCTGGTGCAACAGAGCAATGGGCGATGTACGACAATAAACGTAATTCGTTCAATTTGGTTGATAACAGATTAAGGCCAAACAGCAATGCCGCAGAAGATGTTCATGGCGGCATAGATTTTGTAAGCAATGGTTTTAAGATTCGATCTGCTGATATTTCTGCGCCCCAAAATTATATTTTTTACGCCGTGGCATCAAGCCCATTCAAATATTCAAACGCGAGGTAACTATGTGGTATAGCGAACAATTTGGAACAATAAAAACGCCTCGCGCTTTAACCGTTGATGGCGTACAACACCCTGCTAACATCTTTAGGGCATGGTCGAAAGCAGAACTGCTTGGTATTGGCATTGCACCCGCTAGAGTAGAAGTACCTGACTCACGGTATTACAACACCGGAGCAGAGTCATACACCTTCACCGATGGCGAGTGGGTAATCTCCTACGAAACCACAGAAAAGAATGTTGATGACCTCAAGGCAGAACTTATCGCAAAGATCAAAGCCAATGTCGGCGAGTTGCTGTCATCCTCTGACTGGATGGTCATTCGACAGGCAGACGGCGGTAAGGCTGTACCAGAAGCATGGGCGACATACCGCGCTGAAGTGCGTACTCACGGCAACAGCCTTGAATCAGGTGTTGAGGCGTTTGCTTCTCTAGACGCGATAAAGAACTTTCAGAACCATGAGGTGCAAGAAGAACGCAAAGTCTCTACCTATGACGATGAAGGTGTTGAAACAATTGGGCCGGAGACTGAAACCGTTACACGCACTGTAGACAAAACATATTGGGGTTGGCCGGAAGCACCAGACACGGAGGTTGATCCGTATCACGTTAGGTATATTTAATGGCCTTAATTAATATAGACAATGTTGGTCAGGTAGGTATAGTCAAGGAAAAAAGTTCTTGGAACTTAGCGCCTAACGTCTGGTCTGATGGCAATAATGTAAAAACCGAAGAAGGTTCTATCAAAAAATGTGCGGGCTATTCAGAGGTTATGGCTACTTGCCCTATTGCTCCTTACCATATAACACAGATTACTCTTGGTAACCCAGAGTATTGGGTTGTTGGCGGTCTTAATGCTATATACGCATACGATAATACAGGATCATCTACAACTCTTAACGGAGATATAAACTCTTCTGTAACTACTATAACCGTTGCAAGCACAGCAGGGTTTGAAGATGTTGGAACCATTACTATTGACGAAGAAAACATTACCTACACAGGCAAGACTTCAACTACGTTTACTGGTTGTACTAGAGGCGCTGACAGCACTGTTGCCGCATCACATAGCAATGGAGATACGGTAACTAGGTCTTCTAAATGGTATAACATTACACGTTCTAGCGGAGCCTACTCTGCTACTGCTGATGAAGGATGGACTTCTACCATTATTGGTGGCGTCCTTGTAATGACTAACAATTTTGATAATCCTCAGTATTGGGCATTGACAGATGGCAAGCCATTGTCTAGCCAACTCATGCAGGACTTGACTAACTGGCCCAGCCTTACACTTTTGGATGGCGCTATTAATGACGTTGTTACAACTATTACGGTAGACAGTACAGAGGATTTTCCAAGCGCCGGAACAATAAACATTGGCTCAGAAAAGATTACTTACACTGGTATAACGTCTACAACTTTTACAGGATGTACTAGAGGAGCAGACGGAACTAGCGCGGCATCACATTCTGATAATGCTGAAGTAAAGATTACTACTCTGTGTAAATCAATGAGAGCATTTAGATCATTCTTGATCGCTCTTAATATTACTAAAGACGGTGTAAACTTTCCTAGAGTAGTTAAATGGAGTACAGAAGCCGCAACCCAGACACTTCCTACTTCATGGAATGAGACATCAAGCACGGTTGATGCTGGTGAATTTGAGTTAGCAGACAGTAAAGGAGATATCTTAGACGGTCTACAGTTAAGAGATTCCTTTATGATATATAAGGAAGATGCTGTATACTCAATGACGTTTGTTGGTACGCCGTTTATATTTTCCTTCCGTCAATTGTCTCCTACTATCGGCGCTATAGCAAAGAACTGTGTTGCAGAGTTTGATGGCGGTCATGCTATCTTTGGTAAAGGTAACTTCTACATTAACGATGGGCAGAGGATTAAACCAATCCTGCCTATGAAGTTAAAAGAATATGTGTTCCAGTCTATTGACGGACAGCAAACTAACAAATGTTTTGTTACTGCTGACTACGGAAGGACTGAAATACTTTTCTGTTTTACGGCTGACGGCGCGACAACAGACCAGCCTAACAAAGCGGTAGTGTGGAACTACATTACTAATACGTTTACTATCAGAGACATACCTGACCTGTCACACATTGGTTATGGTAACGTAGGAAACCCGGTGCGAGCAACTACATGGGCCGCGACTACTGATACTTGGGAAAGTTCTACTGGCCCTTGGACTATGAGTTACGACCTACAGGATAAGGTGTTGTTGTTTGCTGATCCAGGCAATACTAAACTATACCGTGATAACTCTGGAAACAAAGAAGACACTACGTTTATGAACTCTTATATTGAACGTAGCGGTCTTACCTTGAACGAGCAAGGACAGCCAGACCAAACAACGGTAAAAAGAATCAGCGCTATCTATCCTAAAATGTCAATTAGCAGTGACAATGAGATAAACGTATATCTAGGTACGTCCATGTCTACTGAAGAAGGTATTACATGGAACGCTCCTACGACATTTAATCCTAATACGCAATCTAAAGTATCTGTCAGAGGCACTGGCAAGTTGTATGCTGTTAAGTTTGAGTCCACTACAGATATGGATTGGGAGTTAGACGGTTACGCAATAGACGTAAAGAACATTGGCGCTAGAGGATCAAGGTCTTATTAATGTCTACTTACTCTGATAGAGTTCAAAAAAGTGTTACGCTGTATGAGCCGGGTCCACTACCTGAAGACGTAAATGATCTTGGAATATATCTTGTAACCGAGTTAAAACGACTTGGTAGCATACTATATAATCAGGCTACGTTTAGGCTTGAGCGTATACACGAAGAACCACAGCGTCCTAGAATTGGTGATATTAGATATGCTGATGGTATTGATTGGAATCCCAGTCAAGGAGAAAACCTATATTATTTTGACGGAACTAACTGGATAGCCTTTGCCGGAGGAAGTGGTGCAGGCTCTTATGCAGAGTTTTTTGATACGTCACAACAAACAGTTGCTTCAATTAACACTGCTTATCCTATAACTTGGAATGGTACAGACGTTACGGATGGCGTTTCTTTAAATGTTTCCGATACTTCTAAAATGGAGTTTACTTACAACGGCATTTACCATGTAGATATGTCTGCTACAATTCATTCTACGAGTGCCAGTTCAAAAGATGTATGGATATGGCCTAGAATAAATGGCGTTGATGTTTCTAACTCTTCTTCTATGGTTAATTCTTTAGATACAAATAACCACAGGCAAACTATAAATAGATCGGGTTTATTTACCATTGCTTCTGGAGATTATCTACAGTGGATGTGGGCTACTAGCGATACAGACTTAGACTTGCATGGAACAGCGGCTAGTGCTTTTGGCCCTGCTGTACCAAGCGCAACGGTTACTATAGTACAAGTAGATCAATAATGGAAAACCATTTAAACACTGTTAGTATGTTAAAAGATGCTAATAAACCAACATTGCTTATAGTAAATTCTGATGACGTTGAATATGTTTGGCATGAAGTAAAGCCTTTGATAGAAAAAGCATTGGCTTACGCTGAAGGAGAACTATATTCAGAAGATGTATTGCAAAGAATCTTTGAAGAAACTCAAACTTTATGGGTAGGAATGAAAGACGGAGAGATATTTTGCGCTGGCGTTACAGAAATTATTACATACCCAAGGAAACGAGTCTTAAGAATAATTACCTTTGCTACTAAAAGCGGTCACGACTACGAGCATTGGAAAGATTTTGTAGAAGTAATTGAAGGATTTGGTGTAAGACACGGATGCTCTGCTATAGAGGCTTGGACAAGAAAAGGTCTTGCAAAAAAATTAAAATGGGATAATGAATACTCAGTAATAACAAAGGATATAAAAAGCAAATGGCAGTAAGAACACCTATACCAGTATCACAGCCTTTGGCTCCGGGTTTACTATCGGCTGATTATAGTCCGTGGAGTACCGAGGCTGGAGCAAGAACCGGAATGACACACCTTCCCGGCTTTTTAAACTACAATAAATTAGTTGGGTTAGTTGGCTCATCTCCAGATAAATTCCCTAATTTTTCAACTGATTTTATTTCTACTAAAGAACCCGGTGGCCCAGAAACTATAGGAGCAGGACTTCCTATGCCAGATGTTGAAGGATATAAATATGTGTATCCTAAATGGACATATAGCGCACAGGACGGCATTTGGACGGACTCAGGTTCTTATGAAGAAGATAGAGATGCCTATGATTATTACCCATACTTTCCAGAAGGAAGAACAAGCACCAGTCCTATGCTTGTTGGCGTTAAGTTAATAAAGGAGTAATATATGTCAGGAGGAAGCCAATCACAAACTACACGGACAGAACCGTGGGACGCTCAGAAAGACTACTTAAAGACAGGATTTGCTAGAGCGGAAGACCTGTACTCTTCAGGCAAGATGACTCCAGCGTATTACTCTGGAACCAGAATTGCTCCATTTGATCCTGCCACACTTGAAGCGCAAAGGTCTGCGCTTACATATGCGACAGGTCCACGCCCTGCCAATTTACAAGCAGGAGCAGAAACTACACAGTTGGGTGGATTACAGTACGGTAGAGACTTAATGGACTACGGTACGGCTATGCGTAGCCCAATGACCGGAGCGCAATATGCAGGGCTTACGCCTTTTACAGAGGCTCAGTATTCAGGACTGCTAAGTGGAGAGGTAGATACGTCAGTATTTAATCCTCTTGCAGACGCTTACAGGAGCGAGGCTATGGGCCAGTTGACAGGAGAGATACTACCCGGCATTAGATCGCAGATCGTCCAGTACCAGCCGGGAGGGAGTACGAGAGGCGACATTATACAGGCTAATGCTGTAGCCGCCGCAAACCAGAGAGTTACAGATAACCTTGGTAGGGCTATGTTTGATGCGTATAACCAAGCACAAGGCCGTAGGATGGGCGCGGCACAGATGGGGCTTGGCGCACAACAGTTTGGTCAACAGCAAGGAGCCACAGGCGCAGGTATTGGAGCAAATTATCTTGGTCAGTATCCCACTATTATGTCTGCTCCGCTGTCTAACATTGCCGCAATGGATAGAGTTGGTCAACAGCGTCAGGCTATGGAACAACGAGGAATTCAGTCTGCACTTGATAGATATGCTTATGAGTCACAACTTCCGACAATCGGATTGCAGAATTACCTTGCCGCCATCTCTGGTGATTACGGCAGTAATGTCACTGCTACCGGCCCTGCTGGTCCTAGTCCTCTTGTTAGTGCTTTGGCAGGTGGCATAGGTATGGCCGCAGGTGGGCCAATGGGAGCGGCTATAGGTTCTGGTTTAGCAGGTTTGGTTGGATAGGAGAATAATATGGCAGGAAGATATACAGGAACATTACCGGCATACTCTATAATGAGTACAGGAACCGGGTTGCCTTCTAGGCTTGAACTTGGAACTGAAGCGTATAAACGACGAAGAGAAGAAGAGTTACGGCAAGAGCGTTTAAGACAGCAAGAAGAACTACAGTCAAGGCCGGGTTATGGTGCTAGAGGAGTAAATCCAAATTTACTTACTGTTACGGCTACCAATAGACTAGGTAATGCAAATAATCCTCATTTTGGGATGCCTTCTACTGCCTCACCTTTTAGCCCTGCGCTTTTAGCAGAACGAAGACAGGCTAACCAACAAAGAGGACAAGGACCGTTTAGTCCAGAACTTTTAGCAGACCTAAGAGGCAGAGGTGTTGGGGCAAGACATCATGCAGGAATGGGTGTTCCCAAACCTAAAGAGGAAGAAGATGAATACGGATTCCTTGATGCTATGTTCTTGGCTAACCTTGTAGCAGGTATGCAAGGCGGTCCTCCACCTACACCATATGGAACGGCAGTAGGTGGCGGTAATAAAACTTGGGCTTCTCTCCCATCATTAATGAGGATGTCGTAATGCCAATTTTAGGTTTGCTAGGAAAAGGAGCGTCTATAGCGGCTCCATATATTCCAAGATTATTAAAAAGAGGCGGAAAGAAAGACGCTGGTATTAGCCCTTGGAGAACAGGAACGGCGGCAGGTACATTAGGGTTGCTTGGGTATGAAATGCTTAAGCCTGACGCAGAAAAGCCACAGGTTACTACAGGAGGTCAAGGTATTAATCCTAGCATGGACTTGATTAGAGGCCGTACACCTATTGCTGATGACTGGACTCCACCTAATAATTTACAGTCTAGGCTTGAATTCTTACAGCAGGAACAGTCAAGGAGCAACAAGGCTCTTAAAAAGGTTTTAATGCAGGGCGCTATCCTAAAGGCTCATAACCCTAGAGCAAAAGATACTTATACTAAAAGTGCATTAGAGTTTCTTAAAGCAGACGCACTACAGAAAAATGATAATCGTCAGGCTAAGATTATTGAAGCCATTAAAAATAAAGACGGCACTCTACCTGATGACTCTAAGGTTATATACGACAGAATCATTAGAGCGGGTGGTGATCCTGCATACGCATCAGAGATAAGCGGTCATCAACTTGAGATTGAAAAGACTCAGGCTGAAGCCGCCGCAGATTATATGCGTGGTCAGCCTAAATTAACTGACAGATATAGCAAAGATCATCTTAGAGTATTAGAACTTAAACAAATTTATGATTCTGGGTATCAACAAGATGCTATTAATCAACTTGCGTTTCTTATTAAAACAAAAGTTGTTGATGTTCCAGAAGGTTATATGGGTTTTAAACAAATGTCTGATGAAGACCTTCAGGATATGGCGGCTAGAATGTTGCAAGGACGAGATGGTACTGCTGTAATGACAGAGGATGAAATAGTAATTAAGGACTAATGCCCGATATTAAATTTGATTTCCGTGGTAAAGAGTTTACCGCTCAAGTTCCCGACTCATTCCTTCAACGCCCCAAGGTAGAGCAACAAAGGCTTCTACTAAATAACCTTAAGAAAAAGTACGATACTAAAATACCAGAAAGAGGTAGTGACGAGAAAGGTGTATTAGATTATCTTGCTTTGCTTGAGCGTCCTTCACAGGCTTTAAAGGTAGGAGCAAGGGAGAGTAAACTAGGCAGTGATATATATACTGCGCTAGGTGGTGTAGACTTGACCCCAAATGAAGGACTGTTTAAAGGCATGAAGTCTGGATGGCTTGGTGAGGATGAGGTTAGAACTCAGGATATGTTGCCTGACAACCTTAGTCCATTCACTAAAGGTGTGCTAGGTTTTGCAGGTGATGTTGCTACTGATCCTCTTACTTGGTTTGGTCCTGGCATTGTTAGAGGTGTTGGCGCTCTTATTAAAGGAGCGGGAGAAAAGACTGGTGCTACACCTGTTCTTAAGCGAGCAGGTGAAAAGGTTATGGATGCTAAGTTTGGTAAGAATGATATAGGTATACCAGACCTTGCCAGATTGTTTAATGTACCTGTTGGCAAATCTAAAGAAGTGAAAGGCGTTCTTGATGAAAGAAAGTATAATCTGGCCGAACTTCAAAAGGAGATGACAGAATCTGTTGCTCCACTTTCTCAATACTTTACTGCTAGAGCAAGACAGTTAGATGTATCAGAGGATGAGATTAAGAAAGTATTTGCTAACGAGGCTCAACGCGCAAGAACCACAAAGGATGGTATAAAGTACGATCCTAATATGGAGAACCCTAGCGAGGCATACATATATGATGATGGCTCTCTCACTCCATTAACAGACGTATCTATGCAAGGACGTAAAGTTCTTGGAGATGAAGGCATTGATATGCTTGATGAGTGGGAGCGTATGGGTGACAGGTTGTATGAGTTATCTGTTATACATGGACAGCCTTTAAACCGGGTAGTGCATAAAGGTTACTTTCCCGGAGTCCTATCATCTGATGGTCGTAAGTATTTGCAGATGGGTGGAGATGAGTTCTTAGAAGGCGTGGATGAATTTGGTCAGCCTATATTTAAATCTGGACCCGGATACAAAAAAGAAAGAACTGTTCTTGATAGAAAAACTGTAGACGAGGCCAACCTAGAAAGGCAAGAAGCAATGGCGGCTACATTTGCAAGCCACGGAGTAAGACCTAATCCTGCTGATAAACCTTATGAGTTTTTCCAAAGCGATCCTGTAGTAGCAATGACTATGCGCTGGGATAGGCAGAACAACGCACTGCAAAACAAATGGGCTATTGATGAAATTTCTGATAGCCCTAGAGTAACAGGTCTTATGCCACAGGCAGGAGTTATGGCTAAAGGCGGGTCAGCAGATGACGCTTATGACTGGTCTAAGGCAGGTTATAGAAGAGAGTTCAATGAAAAAACTAATGAGTGGGAGTACATTGAAGATAAAATAAACGGCGCTAAACGGGATGGGTGGGCTAGAAGAACCTTTAGAAAAGAGGACGGCAAGACAGACTACCAAGCGTGGGTTAGGTTTATGGATAACCAGCCGTTTAAAAGAGAAAAGGAAATTGGATTCTGGGTACGCAGAGGATTAGATGAGGATGGAGTTCCTGATGGAACTTGGATCAGAAAGAAACAAAATCCTATATTAGAAGAAGGCTTTGAAAGAAGCAGAGGACAGCCTAAATATATTGAAGAAACGGTTGACCCAGAAGAACTTGGTTGGGCAGAGGTTAAAGGAATACCAAGACGCACTGTACCTGAAGATGTGCTAGACACTGAATGGAAAAATGTATACGCAGAGCAGATGCGTTTAAGAGGTTATGGTGTTTCAGATGTTCGCCCTAGAATGTTAGAATCAGGATCTAAGAAATATATAAAGGCAACGTCTGAATCTAAAAAGATTGCGGATCAGGCTAGGGCTGTTGCAAAGGAGAATGGATCAGAAATATTCATGGCTCCTAAACAGATCAAGCGGCAGGTAGAAGATGTTCTTAGTCTAATGCGTGGTGACATTGCCTCAGAAAAAGAAATTAAAAAGTTCTTTCAGTTCTATGATGAAATACAAAACTCATGGAAGGCTTGGACTCTCGGTGTTCGTCCTGCTTACCACACTCGTAATGCCGTGGGTAACATTTTTAATGCTTATGTTATATCTGGTCTTGGAGTAAACATACCAGAGGCAATAGATATATTTACAGGCGCGGCTAAACTCCAGTATTATGCTAGGTTTAATGGGAGTGATATAGCGAGGCAAAAGTTTATTGATGATATTGGTGGAGGCAAAGGCTTGTTTTATAAAGTCCCACCTAAAATATCAGCAAAGGAATGGAATGCTCCTAACTGGATGGATACTGGATACTCTATGAGAGAGGTTGTAGAGGCCGCTAGGAACAAAGGAATTACAGCAGGTCACTATAGGGCTGATAACATTAGGGCGCTTGAGGCTCAACAGGAGGCCGCTAGAGGACAAGGTTCTGCATTACGAAGGAGAGTAGGAGCAGAGAACCCAGCAGTGCAAGTTGGATTTGCTCTTGGCGGGACGATAGAAGGTAATGCAAGATACGCTGTATTTATCCATGCCCTTCGTCAGATGAAAAAGAATCCTAATAAACTTAGAGAGTATGAAGGACAACTGTTTAAAACAAAAGAACAGATTGATCCTGTAACTGGTAAGCCTGTAGTTATTAGGAAAATTGCTAATGCTGATGACCGCAAGTTTGAAATGGCTTCTCTTGAGGTAAAGAAATCTCAGTTCGATTACACTGATGTATCAAAGTTTGAGAGAGATGTTCTTAAAAGGTTTATGCCTTTCTACACTTGGACTCGTAAGAACATACCTGCCCAACTTAAGAGCCTTGTGCTTAACCCGCAGAGAGCAGAGAAACTAGCCATCGCCAAGCAACAGTTTGAGCATGAGACTGGAGACTTAGACTACTCTGACTACGGTGCGTTCTGGGGTGAGAGAGTTCCTGTATTTTTAGGTCAGGAATCTCAAGGCGTTATTAAAGCCTTTACCTTGTTAAATGTTGTGCCTATGGCAGACCTTCAGCGCATGATTAAACCTGCGCCACTGCTTGCTGAAATGGGTAGTCCCTTAATCAAGGCTCCGCTTGAGATACTTGCTAACTACGATACATTTAAAAAGAGCAAAATAGCCAAGCAACCTATAGGAACTGGCGAGTCTAAAGACT